AACTCAATTCTATCACTATATCTTTCCGCATTTCTCTTTTTTGTAGTAACTTTGTATAAGCATTTTACGTGTAAAGGCTTCTACTGAAGTGGGTAAAAACGGAGAGGTAAAGATTAAATCCGTTTATGAGCAGCTACACGAACAGCTCAAGGAGTATATTACCGCAGACAAGAAAGGTATTATGTCCCTCGATTTGAAATCGGCTTGCCAGGCGGCTCCCGGCAATAAGTTGGGATTAAATCTTGTGTTGGAAAAGAAAGATGCCGCGACTATTACTTCCGGGTCTCTTGCTCAGCATTACGGGATTGAGGTTGACCCAAATTTATCAGTCAATCCGAGAGCGCAGACTGTCATTCGGAAATATGCAAATGTATCGAGCACCAACAATCGGGCTTTGGTTTATGCGGAATACACAAGCAAGGATGGGGATGCTGCATGGGTTCCTGAGGGTGGATTAAAGCCCCTTATGGATGCGACATTGACAGAAAAAACGGTGACGGCCGCCAAAGTTGCAATTGCCGCCAAGTTTACAGAAGAAACCTTGTCCGACTTCCCAAGTTTCGTCAATGAAGTTGAAACGGAAATGATAAACAAACTTGGTATAAAAGAAGAACAGGGTATTTTGTCAGGCAATGGTTCCAGTGGGGAAATAAAAGGAGTTGCTTCAGATATGCCGGCATTTTCTCTTTCCACTTTCTACGTTGAAAGACCGAACATGTTTGATGCTCTTGTGGCAGCTTATTCGCAAATTGTATCTACCAGCGAAATGGCATATCGTCCCAACCTTGTATTGATGAACCCATTGGATTATGCGGCTATGCAGTTAGCTAAGGATGCTAATGGGCAGTATCTGCGCCCGTTCCGTTATGGAGATGAGCTTATTCAAGGATTACGTGTCGAAACGACTACGGCGATAGAACAAGGTGATTTTATCATGGGAGATTTCTCATATTTGAATATTCGCGACTTGTGGGCATTGTCTATTACTATGGGATGGGAAAATGACGATTTCCGCAAAAACATTGTTACTGTAATCGCAGAGAAGAGATTAATGTGTTATATCAAATCGCAGTATAAAACAGCGTTTGTAAAGGACACATTTGCTACTGTAATAGAAGGTATCACTCAAGGAGTAGGAGGATAAAAAATGGCAAAAGAATATAGAATTAATTTGACGAAACGCTATAAAGTAACATTTATCAAAGATGGTGTGAAATATAAGTCCGGTGATGAAGTGTCAGTCGGTATGGCGCTTGCAAGCAAATTTTATGCGGAAGGTAAAATTGAAGCGACAAACGAACTGATTAACGACGCCAAAATGTTGGGTTGCGAGGAGCTGTTTACCAAACGTAAATCTGCAAGAAAAGATACGGTATGATAATTGACTACAAATCTTTCACTGGGTTGCTGAGTGTCGGGATAAATCCTGACACTGGCGCTCCCTCTATAACAAGAGATGCGGAGTTGGATAAAATAGAATCATATATTTCTGTATATGAACAGGAATATCTAATTCTTATACTTGGTGAGGATATGTGCAAGGTGTTTACCGATTATCTTAATTCAAAAGACGATAGCGTTGATAATAAATGGGATAGACTGTTTGCTCTTTTATCAGAAAAATACAGCCCTATTGCTTGCTATATATTTTTCAAGTATATAGCGGACGGAAATTACAGTGTTACAAATGTAGGAACGGTAACCTCTGCTGATGGAGATACTGTTTCTCCACAAGTTTTGCAAATTAGGGCATGGAATGATATGGTAAATATGAACAAACGTGTTTATCAACTTTTACAAGGCAAGGAATATGCCGGTATATGTTTCAACCCATGTATGCTGCGTAAAATAAATTGTATGGGGATATGAAATCAGTAAATGATATATTTGCGGACATTGTAAAAAAGGTATCAAAAAGATACGGAAGCAATGTGTCGTTTTTATTCGGAGACTGGGCTTACATAAGCAATCAACTAACTTTATGGGGCAAAAGTCCTAAGACAAGCAAATTGAAGTTTCCTATAATATGTCTTTACTCTCCATTTACGGAAGATAGAAGTTCTGCCCAAACAGAGGTTGGATTGGAGTTTATTATCATGGTGAACACTTTGAAAGAATATTCAAACGAAGACCGGCAAAAGACTTCCTTTGAACAGGTCTTGCGACCTATATATCGCCTTTTCTTGGACGAAATCAAGAAAGATATAAATATTGTTTGTCATTACGATAATGTGGTTCCACACTCCTATATTGAAAATTACCGATATGGCAGGGTTGGTGTTATAGGTGAAGACGGCAAACCTTTCAGCGATTTTATTGATGCTATTGAAATGAAGAATGTAAATTTAACCATTAAAGAAGTAAAATGTTATGGCAACAGATTATAGAAAATGTCCGGGTGTTGCAACTTTTAATACAGGTAGCTCCGTATGCGTGCTTGACCCCGGTAAAATAAAAGCTATCATATTGACTATTCACGGTCATAAGATACCTACAGAGAAAACAGCAGAAGCTTTTGAAAAGGCTTGTCATGCAGACCGCCCCGGAAGAATATTCCCTATTAAAACAATTGTGGAATATGCTCCTTCCGGTGGAGAAGCGCAAACTTCTGCTACAGGATACGGCCCTACAAAAGTCACAGGCTATTCTGCAAAAAATGATGTATGGACTTTGCAGGATTACGATGCCAGTTTGAAAGCAAATATAATGGCTGCAAAGAATGTGGCATTTGATGCTTATTTTGTTGACGAAAACAATGTTGTTTACGGAGTGAATGACGGCACCGAAGATTTGGCAGGTATTCCCTTGTCAGGCGTTTATCCTGGTGGACAAGATTGGGATTCCTCCGGTACAGAGGCCAATCTGACTATTGCAACCATGTTCAAGGATTACGAGAAATATGTCAAAAATGCGGATGTGAGAGCCTATGATTTTGATGTTGTTGATGCATTGAAAGGATTGGTTTATGTCGATTTGGTATCAACGGAATCAAATAAGTATAAATTGATTGAGCACTTCGGGAAGCTGGACATTACGGAGTACTACGGTGAGTTGCTGGCGAAAAATGCAGAAACCGCATTGAACGGTGCAACAAGTGCGTCTTATGCTGACGGAGTTATTACTACTGTTGGAGAAGGTTCTATTACTCTTGCATCTCCCTCTGTATTGCAAGAATCCGGAATTACAGGTATCGAGGCTTGGGTATGATAGTAGAAGGTGTAACGTTCAATGAAGACAGGGTAAAGAAAATGAAGAAGAGGGACTTCATAGATGCCCATAAGAACGTATTTTTTCTTGACCGCCCGCCCGAAGAAAGGGAGAAGACCCTTTCGTCCATCTATGACGATATAACATCCTCTAATGCACTCAAGCAAAAGAAGGATGATTATATATTGTAACTGTGTTGTGTATTCAATTAGGGGCGTTTATTCGCCCCTAAATTATATCTGTTATGGCGAATATTATTGAAGCAGAAGAAAATATCAGGCGTTTTGTTACAGGGTTCGAGCCGATGATACGAGATGTTATGGTAAAAAATAAAGAGGAAGTTTCGCAATACATCGTAGAGCAATTATGGTCTGGTATTAATGGCAATGATAAGCCATTACGCCCCACTTACCTCAATGACCCGTATTTCAACACCAAAGAAGCAGGACATTGGTACAAGAATGCCAAAGGCTATGCAGCTTTCAAGCAAAGGGTAGCCCCGCTTATGTATTCTTCATTAATAAATGCTCCGGTAAGTTCTAAGGGAACCCCAAATCTTGTGATAACAGGAGATTTTCACAATTCTATTACAGCTGTACCAACAGATAAGGGATTAAGGATTGAAAGTGTAGGAATAAGTTTTAGCAATGATATAGAAAAGAAATACGGTCAGGCAATTTACAAGGTCGGTTCTTATGCAAGAAAGGTTTTTATAGAAAAGTATATAAAGCAAGGTATTGCAGAGTATTTCAGAAAATTCGGTTTATAATGGGATGTGCGTGTGAAAACAAAAAGAGAATGGCAGATATAGCTAAGATGCGTTCTCTTGCAAGAAAAGCCGCAAAGATGGAGGGTAAAGTATATATCCTTTATGAGAAAGACGGGGTTTTCAATTTTTGCCCGAGAGGCGAAATGTTCAACGGGAAACTGATTGAATATGTTTGGTTCTAATTTAGAGAAAATATATCTTTGCTGAAAAATACTCTTATATGGCACAAGAAAGTAAATATGCATATGACGAAGAAAGTGTTAAGGCAATCATGAATTGGGCAGAAACCGCAAAATTGCCAAAGGAAGTAATATTATCGGAATCCGAACATATATACGATACATCTCTGTATATTCGGGCAAATATCAACGACATCAAGCAACACTATCCGGATGCGTTTTATAATCCGGCAATTGATAGGCTGTACAGATTAAAGAAGTTCGTGGAAAAATGAACAAAGCCCCATTGAAAGATTGGGGCTTTATTTTTTGCTATAATGATACCTCATAGAGAGCACATAAACCGTGATTATTTCATCATTAACTGAATAGATAATGCGATGTTCCGAATTTATACGCCGAGACCATTTGCCGGACAAATCATATTTCAGAGATTCCGGTTTGCCTATTCCGGTATAAGGGTGTTTGGCTATATCTTCAAGCAGTGACAATATTTTATTTATTATAGCCCTATTACCGCTTCGTACAAAATATTGGTATTCTTCTTTTGCTTGTGCGGAAAGTGTTATTTTATACATGCAATCCGGTTTAAAAAGTCCGACATGCTTTCTCCCTCGTGTTGAGAAACGCAATTTCCATTCTTAATATCTTCTTCCCCTTTTCTGATAGCTTCCATCGTTGCCGGAGATTTCATTATATATTCAGTTTCTTTAATGGAGTTGTATTCATCTAAAGATATGACAACAACGCTTTCATTGCCGGCACGGTGCACCAACAACGGCTCACTGTCATTTATCACACCATCGAGATAGTATTTAAGGTTGTTTCTTAGTTCTGAATAGTTGGCTGTTCTCATAATTTACTTGTTTTTATTGTTTTGCACAAAAATAGGTACTTATTTTTGTACTTACAAGAAATAACGAATATATAAATTTAATTTAGACTAATTCTAAATAATTTTATATCTTTGCGTTATCATGTGATGTTGCATGACACCCAATATTAGGACTTATGGCAAACGAATTTATAATTACCGATTTAGTCGACAAGAAAGCCGTACAACAATTAAAGGAACTTCGTCTTGAATTTGATAGCACAAAAGGGTCTTATGTAGCACTTGCTAAGGAATTGGCGCAAGGAGTAAAAACTAATCCCAAAACATTTGATGAGCTTTCCCAAAAAGCACGTAATTATACCTCGCTGTTGGAGAAATTGAATAAGACGCAGGAAAATATGGCATCTATTCAGGCGAAACAACTTACCGTGCTACGTCAAGTATCCCAGCAACTAAATTCAATGTCATCTTTGCAAAAGTTAAATCTTTTGTTCGAACAGTTCGCCAAAAATATCAAGAATGCAAGTGATATGCTTGCCGGATTATCTTCCGCATCCAACCAGGTGTCTTCGGCGCAGGATAATGCGGCTAAAAGCACCCAAACAGCAAGTAATATAATGAGCCAGGCATCCACTCAATTGCAGGCGGCAAATATGAGCTATACCGCTATTATTGATACGGTACAAGCGTATGATGGCGAAGTTACTAAGTTAACGGCTGATACCATAGCCAATAAAGAGGCTATGAAAAAGATTGATGCAGATATTAAAGCTCTTGGAAAATCTTATAAAGACGGGGAAATTACTTTGTCTGAATATATAAGGCAGTCTTCGCTATTAAAACAGAGGCACACGGAACTGATGGCGCAAAATCAACAATATTCAGCTTTGATAAAAAATCATTCCACGGCAATTATTTCAGCTTCCGGCAGCTATTATGAAATGAATGCCGCCATGCTCGAATTGCAGAAGCGATATAAGGCCTTAAGTGAAGCTGACCGGGAAAGTAATATCGGAAAGAATTTAATAACTCAGGCCAACGCTTTAAACGATAAGTTAAAGGAAATTGACGCCAAATTTGGCAATTATCAGAGGAACGTGGGGAATTATGCATCTTTGTGGAACGGATTGAACGTACAGACACATCAATTATTACGAGAGCTACCATCTTTAACAATGAGTTTCAATCAGTTTTTCCTTGCTATTTCCAATAACTTACCCATGTTTGCGGATGAGCTTAAAAGAGCAAGTGAAGAGTTTAAGTCCTTGAAAGCGCAGGGTAAAGAAGCTGTTCCAGTTTGGAAACAGCTATTGGGGAGCTTGTTTTCTTGGCAGTCTGCGTTGGTAATAGGCATCACACTTCTGTCTGCATACGGGAATGAGGTTATTGGCTGGGTCGCAAGTTTGTTCAAGGGCAAAAAGGCGCTTGAAGAAACAACAAGCGCCTATAAACAATTGGAAGATGCTCGGAGAAAGGGAATTTCTGATAGCGTTAAGGAAAGAGCTGAGTTGGAATTGTTATACAATGCTACACAAAATAATAAACGCTCTATGAAAGAGCGAATTGCCGCTGTTGACGAGTTACAAAATAAATACCCTTCTTATTTTGAGGGCATGGATAAAGAGCAAATATTAGCAGGAAAAGCAGCGACATCATACGAAAATCTTAAAAATGCAATTATTGCAACAGCTCAAGCAAGAGCAATTAGCGAAAAGGTATATGAAAGTGCTTCATTAATTATTGACATGGAGAGTAAACGTAATTCACTTCTTGTAGATAGGTATCAAATTCAAAAAGAAATAAATCAATTAGAAGAATACAGTAAGAAAGAAGAAAATAAGGACTATATTGCTGCATATAGCAGCCGAATCAAGCGATTAAAGGATGAGGTAGATGATATTAATGATAAATTATCAATATCTAATACGGAAATTGACAACGCAAAAAAACGACAAGAATCTCTCATTTCCTCTATTGATATTACAGCATTGGTTAATGACCCTGGTAAGAATGATAAAGCTTATGAAGAGCAAAAAAGAAAAGCGGAAGAATATGCTGAATACATCAAGAGGATAACAGAGGACTTATCCAAATCCCGGATAGAATTGATTGCTGACGGTAGAGAAAGGGAAATAGCTGAAATCAGTAAGGAATACGATGATAGGATTAAAGAGATAAAGGGTAGGACAGAAGAAGAAATAGAGCTTCGGAAAAATCTTGAAACGCTGAAAGGAAAAGCCATTGCGGAAATAAACGATAAATACGATAAGGAGCTGCTTGAAATAGAAAAAACAAATCTTGAAAACAGATTGGCTTCCATTGGGGAAAACTCGAATGAAGAATTAGACAAAAGGCTTAATCTCCAAATACAACTCAATAATATGATGCGTGATGCGGAAATAAAGGACGCTGAAAAGAATGGAAACGATGTTGTGGCAATACGCATGAAGTATATGCAACGGGAAAATTCTCTTATAATGAGAAATCTTCAAGAAAGGATTGGGTTGATTGAGGCAAGTACAGATAGGATTGTAGACAGGCAAGAAACGTCTTCATTAGAAGAAGCTAATATTGTAAAGAAGCAGTATGCGGAAGGCGAAATAAGTAAAGAGGATTACGAAAAGAAATTATATGATATTGGAGTTAAGTATTCTAAGGCACGTTTGCAGGCTCTTATAAAAGAAGTTGAATCAGAGATGTCATTACTTGACCCTGCTGATGAAAAATATCAGGATTTAGAAGATAGGTTAGCCAATCTGCAAGCGCAAATAGACGGAATAAGCTACGATGATGCAAATAAGAAGCGAGAGGAGTGGGCTGATAAATTCAAGGAAGGTTTATCAGAAATGAATAGCGCCGCAAGAGATTCTCTTGGTGAAACAGCTGGGATTTTTGAAGGGCTTTCCGATATAATTGCGGATGTTGCAGAAAACGGGAAATTAAGTTTTGAAGCTCTTTTAAAAAGTGTAGGGAAAATTGTTGACGGAATAACTTCGTTAATGACAGATATATACGATGCGAGAATTGAAAATATTGAAAAAGAACAGGACGCCAATGATGAAGCATACGATAAAGAGATAGAGCGCATAGAAGCTCTTGAAGAGAACGGGGCTATCTCCAAGGAAGAAGCAGAGCTTCGCAAGCGTGCAGCCGAGGATAAGACAGCTGCTAAAAATGAGGAACTTGAAAAGAAAAAGGCCGCATTACAAGAAAAACAAGCAAGATGGGATAAAGCCAATTCTATTGTTCAGGCGGGAATAGCTACAGCCTTAGCTATAACAAAGGCTTTGCCTAATTTAGTCCTTGCTGCTTTAGTTGGTGCTATGGGAGCCGCACAAGTTGCCATTATAGCCGCCCAGCCTATCCCCAAATACGCCAAAGGAACAAAAGACCACCCCGGCGGCTTGGCTATTGTCGGTGACGGTGGCAAGAAAGAGGGGATTGTTACTGATAACGGGCTTTTTATCACTCCTGATAAGCCGACTTTGGTAGACCTTCCGGCGCATGCACAGGTAATCCCTGATTTGTCATATATCTATGACCGCAGAGGGCTTACATCTGATTACGGATTATTGGAGCAACGACTAAAAAATATGAGAGAAGAAGGAATTGTAGTCAATGTAAGCAATGATTACAGCCGACTTGAAAAGAAGATGGAAAGCAATACCAAACAATTGCAAAGCATCGGAAGAATGATGAAAAAAGCCAATCAACGTGCGGATTATAATTGGATTTCAAATAGAGTATAAGATATGATATATAATGACTTGGATAAAATATGCCTTTCCCGTTTTATAGACATATTCTTGGGAGACATTGATAAAGTGGTGCAAGGTGGTAAATATAGTACTGAAGAGAAGATTTTAGCCGCCGAGAAACTGTGTAACGAATATCTGTCAATAGTTGGCGGAAAATCTACAATTTCCTTGATAAGCCGGAGAAACGAAATTCTTAAAATTCAAATTCGATTAAACTGCCTTGCTGTATGCGAAGGGCTGATTTTATCAGGTGATTGGAGTGATGTTGTAGATGTTATGTCTACTTTAGGCTATAAGTTCAAAGAGGACGAACACGACAAGATAAGAAACCGGATAAGCAGCGTTTCCGCCTCTGATAAATATCGCCTTGTAAAATTAGCTGAAACATCTTCCGATATGGGGAAAACAAAAATGGATAGGGAATACTTTACCAAAGAACGTGTTTCGTTGATGTCTTATGTAAAAATGCACATTGACGAGAGTACGTTTTCTGCTAAAGAATATGCCTATATGGTTAGGCGTATGTGTGATGATATAGATGCTATGATACGTTCAACTTCAAAAAAGAAATAAGTATGTATTACAGATGTGAGTTATTGGTAAACGGAATGGCGTATGATGCTACGAATGAACTTGTAAATTGGGCTGATGTGGAAATGTCGTTCAAAAGAGGAGACTATGACGGGGTAGTCCGCAGTTTTTCCACAAAATTTGAGTTTACTAACGGGGCTTTTTCATTGTTGCTGAAAGAATATCTGGAGCAGTATTTAAATTCTTCCGCCACAATAGTGTTCTATATACGTAATAACTCATGGCTTCTCAACGAAAAGTTCAGATGTGCGCTTGACTTCTCTACATTCACATATAGCAATACGACGTGCGAAATAAATGCCGTTGATAACAGCCTCGCAAGCTTGATTAAATCCAAGAAAGGTACGCAGTATGAATATCCGGTTAGTGAATTGAAAGATAGTACCCCTCTTTACTATGATAGGTTGGAAATGACAAGCCATATAGAATGGCTTATACCCAGCCAAAGCGACAGTAGTGATATTGTCTATGAGTTTACGGCAAGTAACGGGAAAGATTTTTATATGGTTCCGCTTTATATAAAAACTTCAGAAATAGCTACAAAAAACATAATAGAAGTTTATGATGTGGAATATGAGAAGATAACAGAAAAAGAGAATGAACTCAGTGTAAAAAATAAATTTCCTTATTTCTTTGATAATATATCCGCAAGGCCGCTGACTGTTTCCGTTAAGTGTAAATTTGATATAGCGCATCGATTGTTCGTATCAGAATTGGTATTACATAAAATAGATAAAAGCGGAAATCACACAAATGTATACAATCTCTCTCTTCCTGATAGAAACCCGACTGTACATACTGTTGATATAGACAAGACGGTTACATTGGAACCGGGAGAAAAATTATCCTTATTTTTCCATGCGGTAAAAACGACTACCGGCGGGAATGTAACCGTGACCTTATCCAACATGACTATTCCAATGACGATAGAATTTATTGCAAGGGATAAGCCGATAGATGTGGATGTAATTAAGCCTGTTACTTTATTAAACAGATTGCTTCGGTCTATAAACAACGATAAGGAGGGTGTCATAGGAGAAATAGCTGTGCCCGATAATCCCAATTTATATATCGGTATAAACAACGCATTGATTGTTCCGGCAGAAAGTATAAGAGGGTTGGAAAAAGCAAAGGTATATACCTCATACACGAAATTTGCAAATTGGATGAGTGCCGTTTTCGGGTTTGTGCCTGTAATCGGTGAGAACAAGGTTACATTTGTGCCTCGTGATACCCTATTTCAAGACAGGGAAGTTAAAGATTTAGGGGATGCTGTTACAGAATTTTCATATAATGTAGATTCATCAATGGTTTATTCAAGGGTAAAAGTCGGATATGACAAGCAGGATTATGACAGCGTAAATGGGCGTGATGAGTTTCATTTTACAAATGAATACACTACGGGAGTTACACTGACTGATAATGTTTTTGAGATGATAAGCCCTTACCGTGCAGATGCATACGGAATTGAGTTCCTTGCTGCAAAACAGGGAGAAAAGACTACCGATAGCGACAGTGATAACGACGTGTTCTTTGTAGGAGCTTTACTTAGCGATTCAAAGTACAAGCTTATTCGGTGGAACGTTTCAGGGGTTATATCGCCTTCCACTATGTTTAACGTTATGTATGCGCCTTTCTATATGATTGATGCCAATAAAGGTTTTTTAGCTGCATTTGCCCAGACACTCAATTTCGCTTCATCTGACGGGAATAGCGATGTCTCGTTCAATGGGGAGAGCGTGAAAAACGATTTTATATTAGGCAGCAGATTATTCTCGGTGGGTGAATTGTCCGTTGAAACTGGCGATTTGGAGACTCCTTCCGACTTATCCGGCTATATTCGGGTGGAGAAGAACGGGCATATTTATAAAGGTTATGTAAAAAGTGCAAGCTATAACTACGGCAGACCGGAAGCGGTAAAATATATTTTGATAGTAAAGGATGTGAATTGATTATTTTTAAAATAATTATTTGGAATTAGTCTAAATAGTGTGTATATTTGCGCAAGATGTGTGAAGTTACACGTCACTGTAAAAAGGACGAAAAGACATGGTAAAAGTTGGTGATGTTTGCCCTCTTTTTTTCTCACCTATAAAAGATAAGTTTGGGCTTGATATGGACTATATTCAGAAGTTTCACTCTTCTGACAAAATCCATATACAGGTATTTACTAATGCTTCAGAGGAAGTATCAGCGAGCCTAAACGACCTTGCAACAGGCAATTCCACATCAATACCACTTTCTACATATAATCACAATGATAACGTAGTGATGTATTACGCCATTCTTCGAGACTTGGAAGATGCCGTATATACAGTAACAATCAATGGAAGTACCTCAGAACCTTTTATCGTATGTTCCTCTGACACTCTATTAGAGGAAACAGTACTTATTCGTTATTCTCATAAAAGTAACAATTCCTCTTTTGATAATATATTCTGGATTAACGATATTCAGCAGATATTCAATTTTCGTGTAGAAGCAGGTTTTAAGCCGAACGGATATTCACCTCAGATAGATAACGAGCAATACCGTAATCAAATGCAGGAAATAGAAGAATTATATGCAGTGCCCTATGATGTGTATAATCTTACGATAGGAAATTCGAGCGGTGTTCCTTATTGGTTCGCAAAACACATAAACCGTATCCTATGCCTTTCTATGGTGGAAATTGATGGAACAAGATATGTCCGTTCGGAAAGTTCTGTGCCTGAAATGACGCAAGTTATTGAAGATAGCCAATTATTCCAAATAAGCATGGCTCTTGAATTACAGAATAACGACATTGCGGGTATCGGCGGCTCTCCTGAAGCGGGTTCTTCCGCCTCTTTCCCTGCATTTCTGATAGACCATGCCAAAGATGGGGAAGTATTGCAATACGATAAAGGAAAGGCGGCATTCACTAATACAGATAAGCTTGGGGTATGAAAAAAAGACTTAGTAAAATATTGTGGTTTGGTGACGCACTTGATGAAAACCATCAGGCGATACCCCCTGCTTTATCTCCGAGTGACGAAGAGCATCTGCAAGGGTTAAATCTTGGGGAAATATATATATGTGTTGCAGATGCCGACCCTGCATTGTTTATCAGAACTTCTGCCGACCGGATTGTCTACTTTAAGGCTCTTGATATAGAGGCTCTATCAAAGTTCTTTATAAGAAAGGACAGGCCGGACGAAGCAGGATTTTTAATAAAGTTCTTAGGCGGATTATTTTCTGACTACATCCAATCAATGAACTTTTCTTCCGGTGCGCTCGGTGAGGGGTTTGTCATCAAAGTAGACAGCACGACGGGTAAATCCTACATTGAAGTAGATGAACTGTTTGTCCGTATCAAAGCGATGTTCTCTGAACTGGAGATAAAGAAGCTCTCTTATGCAGGGGGTAACTACATGTTTACCGCCGCCGGAATGAAATGCGGAACGGTGGAAGAGCATGAGGATTTTTGGCGTTGCTACCTTTTGGTGGATGATGGAGAAACGGCTATTGAGAACCCATTCAAAGAAGGCGACCAGGTACGGTTTCAAGACTTTAACATCAAACCGGGTGTCTATGAGAATGTTTCCAACCGTTATTACTGGCGTTTGTGTGTAGGTGTTGGCGAGGATTATATTGATTTAAGCAAGACAGACTGTGATGCCGGTAGTGACATACCGCAGGAAGGTGACAGCCTTGTGCAACTCGGAAACAGAACAGATAAGAAGCGTCAGAATGCAATAACATTGTCTGTGTATGGTGATGATGCGCCAAGTATCCATCAATACGCCGGAATAAATTCCTATTCAATGGCGGGTAAGGAAGTGACGGTTATTAGCCCGCAAGGCAACAAGTTCATGGGTGATTTTATCCTGAAAACAGGCATAAACATTATGACCCAGTTCCAGATATTGGAAGACCTTATTTATTCGGAAATCTCCAAAGTGCTTGACGAGATACAGGCAGAGGATAACTACCTGTACAATTCGGCATTCGCATCCAATACGAACGGTTGGGAAGCGAAGAATGACATTCACTTTTTCACTGTAAACGGAAAATTCTTATTGGTGAATGGAAAGTTCTACTCCCGTAAGGATGCTATGGCTGCCATTATCAGAGACGAGGACAGAAACGTGCTTCGCATACTTTCTTCCGGCATAAAACAATCCAATGCAGACTTAGCCAATAAGCCGACTTATGAGGAAGGAGAAGAACCGAGAAAGTTCTTTATCTCCTTTAAATACAAGGTGATTACAGCAGGAACGCTTACGATAGGCTTTCCCGGTCAGAACCTGCATTTCACCGAACAGCTCGAACCAGGTGAAGAATATATAATGAAGGAGTATTCCGGCACATGGGACGGAACGGGTGATTTTGAGTTGAAGTTTACAGGGGACATATACATACATTCGTTGGCATTGACCGATAATGCCTACGAGGACATGATAACAAAGTTTGAAACTCAGCTAAGCCAAACCAACGAAAAGATTGAAGCGGTAGCGGAAAGAACGTCCAATCTTGAAAGCAAGAGCGCAGGATGGTTAACCACTGCAGATGGTGTCGATATTTGGGCGGCGGCGGAGTTTGAAAACGGAATAAAAGCCTCGTCCTTGTTTAATGTGTCGGCGGATGAAATATTGCTAAAGTCAGAACATATCAGGTTGGAAGGTTCCGTCTCTGCTAATGGTAACGTATTTATTAATACGGATGGCACCATGATAGCTAAAAATATGGTTGCTGAAAACGGAGATTTTTCGGGAAAGATAAATGCTGATGAGGGTTTTATTGGAGACTTTAGCATATCAGACGGTAACATTGTCATAAGCAGCGGATATAATGCCATGCGCATGGTATTAGGCAATGAAGGTATTTCGTATCAAAGAATTAATCCGCAAATATCAGCAAGACTTGGATTGCAAAAGGAAAGTATTTTAGATGCAGAAAAATATACGACAATCAGCCTTAAAGGTTACACGTCTGATTTTTGCGGATTAAAAATACATAGTGGAAATTCATATGGCGGAATTGGAATATATTTAGATGAAGCTCCTGCTATTTTAAATAATTCCGCACTTATTTTAAACGGTTTTTGCCCATTGATTTTAAACTCAAATACCATTTCTGCCGGTGGAACATATAATTGCTCTTGGTGTATGAATCAAGGCGGCGGTACTTATGATTTTTATTTACCGTCTTCCAGTGAAGGAAGATTTGGACAAATGGGCAGCACTATATTCGTTCAAAACACGAATGGAGATGCATGGATTAATACCAAAAATGGAGAAACCATAAGAACTTTAAACGGTAGCAGCACTACCCGTTGGGCATTCAAAAACCAATATCGTTTAGCAATATTCCATAAGATGAACTATTCAACATGGACTGTAAACATAACCGAATAACGATTATAGATTATGAAAAAGATAAACTTTGAAAAGATGCTGATTGCGACAGATGTAGCCCGTAAACATTGTGAGAACAAGGATTGCCGGGAAGATTTTGCTAATGTACTATACCGTAACGGTAACGGTATCGCATCACATGCACTTGCTATGAAGATATATAATTCCGGTGAAGAAACAGAATATACCGATGAGGAAGTGACTTTGATACAGGAGTATGCAAATACTTTCTGCAAACCTTTCTTTATTGACGCACTCAACCGTGCTATCGCCAATCAACCGGAAGAAGTAACCGATAAACAATAATAATTATGGCTTGGACTGAACAGGATTATCAAGAAATAGTTGCCCGTCTTATGGCTGAGTCCATTGGGGTTAATGAAGTGCCGGATGCGGGAAGCACGGATGACATATCATCTCTTCCGGCCTATCAACCGGCAAACGGGACAGAAGTACCTACCGTAGTAAAAGCATCTCTTGAATTGTTGGTTGCTCCTGCTTTGGAAGCCGCTGATAAGGCAAATGCAGCCGCTACTAAAGCAGAAGAGAACGCCACCGCAGCACAGACAGCCGCAAATACCGCCAATGAGAAAGCAGAGTTGGCGGCACAAGCTGCATCCGATGCCAACGCAGCTAAAGAAGGAGCAGAAACGGCTACTCAATCCGCAAACAACGCCGCATCAAATGCTGAAGAAAAAGCAGAAGCCGCTAATACAGCCGCACAAGATGCCGAAAAGGTTGCCAATAATCCGACCTATATAGGAACAGACCATTATGTCTATGTGTATAACAAAGAAACAGATAGCTTCGACAAGACGGGTATTTATTGCAAGGGCGAACCGGGAAGCTCTTTTCGTGTTGCCGGAGAATACGCCACCCTTGAAGCCTTGAAATCCGCCGTTCCCGATGGTTCGGCAGTTGACGGGTTTATGGCCGTAGGTACTGAAGCTCCTTACGATTACTACGCATGGGTTAACGGCGACTGGGTTAATCAAGGGAAGATAGCGGGCGGCGGTTCGGGGAATGTGGTAGTTATTCCTGCTGCTGCGATGAGCCTAAGCGACCAAGCAACATCCGATGAGATATTTAATGCCTTTGGTGGGAAAGACGCTTTCATGGATATATGTCAGAGCATCGTCAATAAAGATACTGTATGTGTTGTGGCAAACATCCCCGAAGAATCAGGGATGAAACTTGTATATATTCCGGTAATGGCGATGGCTACCTATACGGATGCTAATAATGCTAATTTTATGATGGCAATTATTACAGAAACGACTTTCCAATTAATTATAACAGTCACGGACGGAGTTGCCACCCATTCGTCTCAGGTTTTAAATCATATTTACGAAGCCCCCTCTGACGGTAACGTCTACGGTCGTAAAGATAAAGATTGGGTGGAAGTTCCCGAAAAGTCAGATGTGCTCACTAAAAACAATGAAACGGAATATACGCCTACGGAGCCTTATCATCCGGCTACAAAGAAGTATGTGGATGAACATGATATACAAATCTGGGGTATTGTACCGAATCTTACACTTGATAACCTTACAGAACAGCAAAAAGAAAAACTTATTGAAATTGCTGACAATGATAAAACTATAATCTTAGAGTATCATAATTATTATGAGAATGATAACGGAGAATATATAGAAGAATCATATAGAGCTGTTGCTACTCGTGAACATCAGTATAATGATTCTAATGGTGCAGGTCGTGAATATTACTATACAGGTATAGTTTTTAAGGGTTTAACCATAGTTGCAACTCTTCGTCTTTATCTTGAAGTGGAAGGTAGGTTGCTATACAGTATTTCTAATAGTGTAGATTTAACAATAAGAAAACTTGTGACTTCCGACAACCTCACCACCATAACCAAGAAAACCGCCGCCGAATACGAGGCTCTTGGCTCTAAGGATGCCAATACAGCATATTGTGTAACCGATTAAAACAACAATTATGAGTAACGAAAATAGTAATCTTAGAGTTGGTTCGGCGGGAGCTGGGCTGTTTGTGGGTAGTACTGAAATTCTTGGCGGGATAACTAATAATATATCCGTAAAAAAAGAAGACTGCATAAGTGTTTTAATTAACAGCAGTAGCAATAACAAGACTGTTGATTTGCATGGTTACGACGATGAAGGCAGTGAAGTGGTATTAGAAACAATAATCGTTCCGCCAGGTGGAATTATAGTAAAAACATACAGTAGCGGTTCTGCCGATAATTATTGGCGTTTAAAAGAGGCATCAACAATGTTTATATGGGAATCATATAAAGAAGAAGATAGTACATTGATAAATATCCCTGTTATTGAAAAGGTATTATCGCCCAATGAGGACTTCAATATTATGGCATATTACTATTTAAATACTATTCGTGTAATGTATATAACAGCTTAACAAATTATGAAAACAATCTATTACAACAGCAAGTTAGCCAAATTGATACTCTTTGGCAGCTATCACACGATAATGTTCTTCGGCTTCATCCTAACCAAATTTAACGTGTTATCAGAAACCGTGTTTCGCCATGAGCGTACACATCAGAAACAGTTCTTCGAGTGCATGGAGATAGCGGCTATCCCGTCCGCATTATTGTCATTCTATGTCAGTGCATGGTGGTTGCTCCTTATCCCGCTATTCTACTACATACTGTATTTGGCTGAATGGTTTGTGAGCTTCGTGTATCACTTGTTCACAGATAGCAGGATAGGTGGCGGTAAAGTGAACGCCAACGCTTACCGTGCAAGTGCGTTTGAGATGGAAGCCAAACTGAACCAGGATAATCCGAACTATCTGAAAGAACGGAAGTGGGGAGCGTGGTTTCACTATTACGGCAAAATATAAAAATCCCGTCCTACTCTCACGAGCAAAACGGGAATAGCGGTAATTACATACCGCTGTGAACGGCACAAAGATACGGATAATTGTAAAAGTAACGATAAGATGCAGAATAACATTATTACCCAAAGCATACCTGGGGGATTTTCGGTAATAGCGAGTAGCTTTATTATGCAGTCATTGGAACACATGATACCGTGGCTGATAGTGACATTTTCAGTCGTAGTGTGTGACTTGGCATTTGGAGTGAGGAAAAGCCTGTTGATGGGCGAGGAAGTGCGCTTTTCCAGTGCTATCCGCAGGACTATGGGTAAGATGGTGACTTACTTCGCTTTTGTATGTATGGTGGTGATGATAAACATCGCTTCCGGAAGCAAGTGGAATATTGATGTGTATTCATGCCTGTTTGTCTGCTTTATAGAGTTTTGCTCTATCATAAGTAACATTCTAAAGCCCAAAGGATATAATTTCAACTTACTAAAAGCGTTAGGATTATTCGGTAAAAAAGTACTCGATGTTGAGAAAGAAGATATGAGTGAAATAATAACTAAAGATAAGGAGTAACAAAATGAAAAAGAAATTGATTATCGCAGCGATTGTTATCGCTATCATCGTGGGAGTTATGCTTTACATGCACTACACTCCGTTTTGGGTAAACTTGACTACTGTTGTGTCATTCGGTGTCGGCGCTGTTGTCGGTTGGGTGGCTCGTGTGGTTTATGACAAATACTTTAGAAAGGAGAAATAGTATGAGATACTTTACAATTGCAGAACTGATTAAAAGCGAAACGGCTGATAAGAAAACTATAGATAACAGACTACCGAAAGAACTGCTTCCCAATGCACAAGCGTTGGTTGACAATGTTCTCGACCCGTTAAGAGAGGCTTACGGCAAGCCTATCACAGTAACAAGCGGATACCGTTGTCCTGCTTTGAATAAGGCGGTAGGCGGCTCTAAAACAAGCGACCATTGCTTTGATGAAGAAACGGAGCTTCTGACCACTGATGGATGGAAAAAATACTATGAGTTAAGTGAAGGGGAAACTATATTTTCTTATTCAATGGATAGAAATAGAGTCGAGGTAGTTCCTATTGCAGAACTCATTATGTACCGACATACAGGGAAAATGATGCGCGTACATAATCAGATAGCTGATATTTGCGTTACCGATGGACATAGAATGTTTATAAGATACGACTCGCATAAATACATCAAGAAAAATACAAAAAGCATTACCCAAAATGGGCAAGCTTATTTTGATTCTTTAAAAACAAACAACGATAAATACCACATAGAACTTGCCAAAGATATTTTTGGGAAAAGAAGATGGTTTATGTGCGCTTCCAATTCACCGGGTGTTATTGACATGGCTGACAGCATGGATATGTTAAGGCTTGTGATGGCTATTGTGTCTGATGGTTTTTTACATATTAGAAATAGGCGTTTTCATGGTATTGGGTTTAATCTTAAAAAAGAGCGTAAAATCACACGTGTTGCAGAGCTTCTAAATAAGATTAACATCCCGATAAAGACAAAGCTTAGAAAAGACGGAGCTTTGACTTTTTGGATTAACTCAACCGATGCGAAACCCATATTTGAAATGGTTGGTGAGGATAAAATACTTCCGAGGTGGCTTTGGTTGTTGCCAGGATGGCAGCAGAAAGAACTGTTATATGAATACGCATTTTTTGATGGACATAGAGATGAACGAGAGGGTAACGCTAATTTTTCTATAACTACGGTTTCGGATAAAAACAGAGACACGATTCATGGTATGTGTGTGTTAAGCGGTATGCGAAGCGTGTGTAGTGTAAAGTCCCAAAGCAAATATGTGATAAAAGGCAAATGCGGAACGAGCAAGGAGGCTTACATGTTTAGTATTTGCGATAACCGTAGCGAAACAAGACTGAAAGAAACAGATTATCAATGGGTCGATTATGATGGTATTGTGTGGTGCGCAAATAACGTAAACACAACCGTGATAGTAAGGAGAAACGGGAAGGTCTCTATACAAGGAAATTGCAATGGATGTGCTGCTGATATTGTCGGTACTCCGAATACCCCGAAAGAGAACAAAAGGCTGTTCAATCTTATACAAGAATTGAAGCTTCCCTTCGACCAGGTAATTGATGAGGAAAACTTCTCATGGGTACACGTCAGCCACCGAAGAGAAGGCAACAGGAACCAAGTATTGAAACTCTAAAAAGTAAACATCATGGCAGCAGAAGTTTTATCATTTCAAAAAGAAGAAGGCAAAACAGCGTATTACGCAACGTTTGTCAGTGACGGTAATCCCGTTACCATACAGATAAAGAACAAGGGCGGGTTAGTTACCGCCTTTGCGGGAATCGATGATTTGAAGCCTGCTCCTCTTTACCCCAATGCATCCCAGAATAGTGGTGCGCCTAATGTAATTTTTCGCATCGTAGGGATAGCGAATGGTATAAACATTACAATCAGAAGCTCTTCAGAAGTATTAGAAGCTAAGATGATTAAAGAGGAATAGCCTATGAACCCAATCACTATCCCCAACATCAGCATTCCGACAATCGGTATTCCTACTATAGGTATACCGTCTGTCGGTTTTCCGTCCGCTTCGGGTGGTGGCGGTCTTTCATGGCCTGCTGGTATGAAAGAGCACATCAAGGCTATCTATGACCCGAAGAAGCAGGGTATAACGAATTTCGATGTAATAGAGAGTTATACAGAGGACTTTACTACATGGCGCTATTTAGACAGTAGAGGTATTGCAACTATAACAGGTAGCACTATTCATATTACAGAGGCTAAATCAATTCAAGGGATTGTAGAGGATAATAAAGAACCTTATTCAGATATAAAAATATTAGTGCAAGGTGTAACTGCTGATAATCCGTTGAATGTTAGAGATATTAACGGCACGAAAGCCGTTATTGATAAAGACGGAGTATATGAATTTAAAGATAATGGATTGTACTTTGGTTTTGGGTTTTCTAAAGTCGGTGTTGTAGATGTTACCATCACCCAGCTTCCCACTTCTATTCTAAAAGACCTTAGCGGCAACGGCAACCACGCCTACCTGTATGGTGGTAAGGGTAAGCTGAATAGCGGGATGGGGCTTTATAAGGTTGATTTTACATCATGGAGAAAAAGTTCAGTTCAAACAGAGGTAAAACCTGATGTTGTTAAAGTTACTCCTAATACATCTAATTATCTATTTATTCAATATGCCAATTCAGTCGAAATCCCTTCATATAAGATAAAAGTAATAGGATTAGGAGATAATGTTCTTAAGTATCAATATGCAACTGAAAATGGTAGAAAGGAGATTAATATTGTAGAGGGTGAAAATGAATTACCTACATCTATTAAGGTTAGTAATGATTATCAAATTGGTTATAGATTAACTCCAGGCACAAGTGTTTTTACCATCACCCAAATCCCCGACTACCCCGACCAGCTTTGCTACGACGGCAAGATGTACGCCGTCTGCTACGGCTTCCCGATATTAACGGATTACACGGTGATGGCGGATAGGACGTGGTTTGAACTTACTGCTAATAGTGCATTTATCAGTAAAGCAAAAACTTCTAATAATGGAGCATTTCTTTTTGAACTATATCAAGAAAGAGAACATGTATTGTCATTCGGGCAGTATAATGATGTTTCTTTTGAGGATGGTGTTATTACTTATCAAACTAAGAATACATATAATGGCACTAACATTCAGAGCGGTACTTCCAGCGATGAAAATGTTTTGTATATAGGGAAAATAAGAGATAATACTACTGCTGGATTTAATGGTTGCCACGGCAAAATCATCATCGCCGACCGCAGCTTTACCGAAGATGAAATCACTTGGTTAAAGGATAATTGGGGAAAGATATGAAAAGACTATTGTATGTAATATTGCTTGCCTTATCGGTGTGTTCTTGCCGGACGAGGACGGTATATATGCCCGTTGAAACAAAAGTTCTCGACAGCATAATCTGCCATGACACTACATTTCAAGAGAAGCTGATACCGTACAAGGATAGCGTATCGGTCTCCGATACAGCGTCATTCCTTCGTAATCCGTATGCTTATAGCTATGCTTCATGGAATAACGGTACATTGAACCATTCATTGGGCATCTACCCTCATGCAACGGTAACAGTCAAGATACCGTACTTCATCGAAAGGATAAGAAGGATTGAAGTGCCAAAGCCTTATCCAGTAGAAAAAGAGTTGTCATGGTGGGAGAAGTTTAAAATCAATTACGGTGGCGCCAGTCTTTCGATAAATCTAACCTGTATTTTGTTCGTGATAGCTTGGCTCGCCATAAAGATAAGAAAGAAATTAACGATGTAGAAGTCGGCTTATCGCTGGCGCTCTTTCGGGGCTTAGAGTGGAAAGAAAGCCCCCAACGTTTCACGTTAATATTGCCACATAAAAACATGATAAGCATAAGACAATGCACGTTGGAGGCTTTAATATCTTCAACGCATTGTCTTATGCTTTGTTCATTGAATCTCATGTTCTATGTGGCAGGGCAAAGATAAATATAAAATTCAGAAAAACTATGTGTAAGTCAGAAATCTTTGCCGAAACAATCAATCTCGTCTCGCAGGAGACGGAAATTCCAGTCAATCGAATACTATCCTCGGATAAGGATACGGAGACCGTAGACGCCCGCTATCTGCTTGTTCGGCTGTTGGTTGAAAGGGGCATGTATCCGTCTCAAATAGCCTTACAAATCCATAAGACCAAGCGTGCGATAAACTACATGATTTCCAATTTCCAGGAGCGCATGGAAGGTGGGAAAATGTTGAGAATATATTGGGAAAATATAAAGAAGTCGTTGGGAAACAATTGATTTCATGTCAGATTGCGTATTTATACTTTTGTGATGCGGTTGATATTGACCGTAATTAGTATAAATATAAATCTCTATGGAACGAACGTACGTTTTTAACCAGGACGGTAACGGCGGTAATGGCGGAAGCAAATTCGACATTATGGCTATGCTACCCAACCTGATGGGAAGCAAGGGTGTAGACCCCGGACTTCTCGCTTTACTGAACCAGGGACGTAACAACCAAGACATGTGGGGTGGAAGCGGAATGTGGTTCATCTGGATTATCCTTTTGTGGTTCTGTTGGGGCGGTAACGGCTTCGGCAATCGCTTTGGCAATGGCGGCGGTCTGCCTGCCGAGCTTAACGGTGATGTGGGTCGTGAATACCTGATGTCAGCCATTCAGGGTAACGGTAACGCCATCAATCAGCTTGCTTCTTCTTTGAACTGCTCTACCCAGCAGTTGCAAAGCGCCTTGTGTAACATTCAAGGACTTATCGCCAATGTGGGCAATCAGGTGGGCATGTCTACCCAGCAAATCATCAACGCATTTCAGTCCGGCAATCAGGCTGTTCTCACACAATTGGCAGATTGCTGCTGCAAGACGCAGAACGCCATTACCACAATGGGCTATGAGAACCAGCTTGCGATGTGCAATCAGACCAACGCGCTTGTCAACACTGCCAATCAGAATGCCCTTTCATTGCGTGACGGTGCGACCGCCAATACCAATGCTATCCTTGCGAAGCTGGACGCCATGCAGAACCAGGCACTGCAAGACAAGATTGCTTCTCTGACTGCGGAAAAAGCCACTTTGACCGCTGAAATATCTCAACGTAACCAAAACGCCACTATCCTGAATGCGGTAGGACAACAGATTGCTCCTTTGGCGGCAGGCTTGCAGGCATTGCAAAGCGACGTTGACGGCATCAAATGTAAGTTGCCTAACACAGTTCCGGTACAATATCCGAACATTGTCGGCGTAAACCTTGACACTTACCGCGCTGCCGCCTTTGGCGCTTATGCCGGTGATGCTGCATACGGTCGTAGCGGTTATGGATGTGGTTGCAACAACTACTGGGGTTAATTCCGGTAAGAAAGGGGGTAATTATGTGGCCTAACTTTTTTACAGGATTTCCTTTCCAGTTCCCGTCACTTGGCAGAGTGAACTACAATACTCTTCCTACGGTGGCTGTAACGGTCGGTACGGAGAACGTCATTTTGGAACTTCCTAATCATGCGTTCCGTAACAGGGACTATGTCGGTGGTTTCTATGTAAGTCTCCGTCAGGCAATACCTGCCGGCACGACTGCTACACTCCCGATACTGATAGGGACTAACGGGGATACAAGACCGTTGCTGGCTTACAACAATGAGCCGGTGACTGTCGGCAACCTTGCCGGAACGGGTATCTACGAAATCCACTATAACAAGTACACCAATGAGCTGTTTCTTGTCAACGGTGGGTATCGTCCGACAACCACGTCAGCGGCGACAGCAGAAGCAACCGCTCAAAAGAGCAAGTAGTTAACCTGACCCCGGGACATATTTTGTCGTCCGGGGTCTATTAAAACCAAATCATTATGTTTCAATCACTTCGTACCAATAACCAGTTATATATACTTCATAAGGATGCCAATCCGTATATCGAATACGGCCCGGTAGTCAGCGTTTCAGCTCCCAAACCGAAATATCCTATGGCTACTCCTATGGGGCAAATGCCTCAAATGGAAATGGTTGTGGATATTGTGGTCTGCATTAACGGACAAAACACCACATTTCAAAACCTTCCTGCCGGCATGGATATAGCCGATTTCGGGCAGAACGGCAATATTGTGGTATCATGCTCGCGTGATGCGATGAATAACGAGGTCGCTTCTATGAAGCAGAAAAGCATAGACATCATCAACAGTATGGACTTTCATAACTCCGTCATTGCGGGATGTGACAAGATGCTGACGCTCCTAAACCCTGAATTTGCAGAGAAACAGCGTCAGGAGCAGGAAATATCCTCTCTGAAAGGGCAAATGGCAGAAATGAGCAAGAATATGTCCGACCTTATGGATTTGAATAAACGACTTATGGAGCAGCTCGGAGTGGCTGAAACATCTAAAACAAAGAAATAATATGGGAATGTGGGAAATATTGGAAGAAGGACGCGGTGAATATGACCGTGACTTCGGTATGAGAAGCGGTAATCCTATGGAAGAAGCCTACAAAGAGGGTTTCCGTCATGGTTACGAGAAAGCCATGCGTGAGATGCAGGGCGGCGAAATAGGTTATCGTAATAGCGGTGGCTCACGCGGCGGAAGTTATAGCGGTGGTTCGGACATGAGCGAACGCCGTATGCCGGGTTACTTCCCGGAATATCCGATTTACAGCGAACGCCGCAGCGCACAGCCTTATGGCGAAGATATGAGCGAACGTAGACGCAGACGCGCCAACGGGGAGTTCATGTAATGGAGAGGGGAGTAATCCCCTCTTTTGCCAATCACTTAAAATCAGAAAAATATGAAACAAAGATTAGATACGTACGACAGGATACCGCCGGCAATGGCTGATTATCTTAGCCAGTACGGTTGGCATTTCAGCAAAAAAATGTGCTTATGGGCTGTTTCCCGCATGAAAGTGGAAAATAAAGCTACGGGTAAAGAGGAAAAACTGGAGCCAATCAGTAAAGAGCAGGTGGAAGAACTGCTAAAGAAATATGGCGTAAAACTGGAAAAGGACGCAGGGTATGATTGCGTTTACGTGGCCAACATGGCGAAGTCGGATTACTATAAGAGTTCAATAGTAGACGAAGCTCATCTTGCCTTGTTTATCAAGGATTACATAGATGACGTGGACGCTTATAATGGAATGCCTTTCACTCGGTTCTACGCCGACTGTATAGGTTCAGGCAATCCTATCATGTGGGAAGAGATGATGTAATCTATGATAGTGCAGGAGTTTTACATACCGGACTATGATTGGGAAGTGAGGGTATATTACGCAGTGGACTGCTATTATACCGACCGCATCATCGCCGACCTTCAACGGGTAGGATGCAGGGGATTGGATTTGGTGAATGCCTATAAGAACATGCGCGCATGTAATCTGAACACAGGCATCACCTATTCCAATATCCGGAACAGAGAGACCGTAATGGTTATTGCTCTTACTTCTTCGCCGGAAGAGTTTCAGAACTCTTTCGACCATGAAAAGGGGCATCTATGCCGGCATATCTCACGTGCATTTGGCATCGACCCGTATGGGGAAGAGGCACAGTATCTTAGTGGATATGTGGGGCAGAAGATGTTTCCGGTAGCGAAGAAATTTTTGTGTGAACATTGCAGACGTAGCTTATGTGGAAAATAGTACAAGCCATCTTATCAGGCAAATCACGGGAAGAAGTATATAGCATGCTTTCTCCCGAACAGAAGGAGACATTGAATAGTCTCGCCGCAGCAAACGGCATAAATCGTAAACAACGTAGAAAACTTGAACGTGATGCGAAAAAGGGATTACATAGACGAACTGCTTGAATTGGCGGACAATGTCCTTTACATGGACTATTGCCGCCTTTTTCGGGTTATCCAATGGAACGTTTAGAACGCCTTGAACGATTCATCCATTGGGTAATACCGCTTGCTGTTTTGGCAAGGGTTATATCGTTGTGTCTGTAAGCTTGCTATCTGCATTTCACTTTCGTAAGTCCATACTTAGCCAACCTTAGATATATCGTCCTTACACTTACATTCAACATTTCTGCCATTCTGCGGGGTGGTATGTTTTCTTCCTTGTATAGCTTGGTAATGTTCTCTTCCGAAAGCGGGTCTACAAACGTTTTCTTAGGCTCTGCTATCCCCATCCGTTTACGTGCTTTTGCAGCATATGTTTCGTTTTGCTTGTCTTTTGTGACGTAAATAACGGTGGTCTTGTTAAGGCGTAAAGGAAACAATTGCCTCTCCACTTCCTTGTGTTCTTCGGCAAGGCTTTCCGCATTCCCGTTGACAGTAGTGTCAATCTTCTTGTATTTGTCTGGAATGCGGGTATGTTTGTCTCTGATTATTCTGTCTGCTTTTCTCATTGGTTCAATATTTTAATTGCTCGTTCAACATCGTCTTCCGTCAAGCCTAAACGGGTGTCGGTCTTGACAAAGTGTTCAGCCTGTTCGAGAAGCATATCGCTATCATCGTCAAGTATCACGTAATTAAAATCAACTCCAATCTCTTTATAGTTCCAATTTTTACCGTTCTCAGAGTGGATATGAGTGTCAATCCATTGTTTTATCTCAACTCCACGAGGGATACCAAGGTGAACACCTTGCATAACGTAGGCATACGCTCTTATGGTTACTCCAATAATTCTGTCAGCGTATGGAAATGGAAACGGGACTAAATGCCTCACAGTTGTCAACTCTTCTTTTGTATCTTCTACCGTGTTTCTTCTCCACGATGATGATACTACAATCTTGGCGTCCGTAGCATCTATAATCTTTCCAAGTAAATCACACGCATCTTTATCAAGTGCATAATGTGACTTTTCCGTAGAAATAACTCCGTCTATATCAAGAAGTATGATTTTCATGTTCAATGTTCCTTTATGTAATCGACTAATTGAGCTCCTAAGTCATGGAACCGACAAAGCCCGCTAAACATAAGACCGGCACTCATGCCGCTATGTCCTTGTTTGATAAACATTTGCAAGCAGTTCTTAAAACGCTCCTCTTTAGGTTTATCTGTATTGAGTTCGGATATAATTTCCAACAAACAATCAAGTTCAATCCCTTTATAAAGGTCATTCAATCGTATAGGAACAATCTTATCCCAATATTCAAGATTTTTATCTGGAATAATGCCACGTGCTCTTTGCCGGTATTCTATAATTAATTGTGGGATTTTGACATGGAACTCAGCTTCCTTTCGCAGGTATTCGTTATGTTCGTCCTGCAAATCTTTATCGAACTTAGCCTTCGTCTTTCTCGTGACCTTCAAATACATTTCATCAAGTGTTTCACTTGAATACAACTCTTTATCATTAAATTTACAGTAACAATCTTCTCCTGTTTCTTGCTTATATTTCTTCAACTGTTCGTATGCGTAGTCAATGTTTACGCCCGGATACATTTCTATTTCTTTCATAATCACAATTCCCTATTTTTTAATTTATTAAACTCATTCTCGATACACTTGTTGATTTTATTAGCTTCCTCGTATCGTTCTTCTTCAATCAGTTTGCTTTTCAACCATTGGAGCTGGTTCATATAAACGACATCGTTACGGTCTGAAACCCTACGGGTATATTCCTTTATTTCATCCAGTTTGTTCTCCATCCGCCTATGCCATCTGCCAACCATGATTAAGACAATTCCCAATGCAATGGCATTGAATAGGGAGATGGATATTTTAATTATCAGTTCTGCTATTTCCATGATTATTTTGTTTATCTGTTAATACTCCGTTTCTCTTATCATAATTCCTCATACGGGGACATTTCCCGTCGCATCTCATGTTCACATGCACATTGTTTGCTATTCCCGATATAAACGACTTTTTATAACATTGTCCGCTGTACGGGCTGTAATGTTTGCAGCGTTCACGGTATTCGTTTCTATTCATGGTTATTACATACAAATTGTTTAAAGGGATAAAAACGATGATATATGCACCTCACAAATTGACTGTCGAACGCTTGTTTTGCAAATTTGCAGTTAGAGCAACATTTGTTTAAAGTGCCTATATTTAATCTTATGTTATCCATTATTAACCCTCTTCACATTTAAAAGATAATTTTTCGAGTTTCTCAATCTGCTTACGAAGGGAAGCGATTTTCTTCTGCCTCATTTCTTCCGCCTTTTTCAGGGCTTTGGATTTATCGGTGAACGCATCCTTCCCTATATAAAAGAAATAATGATTGCCGTAAAATACATATTCATAATTTCCAACTTCATTTTTACGAATGTCTGTTTCTATCTCTTTAATGCCTTCTGTTAAGGCGTATTTGGTTATAAACACTTTTGCCATAGTTATATAAGTTTTAATGCTTCCTGCATGCCGGATTCCAGTGCTTCCTCATAGCTTTTATAATGCACCAAAGGCCTGTCGGATAATCCCACTAAATCATGGTTCGGTATTGTCAGTATATCGTATATCCAATAATCCCCATACATATAGGATACTTCAACGTGTAGCTTCTTGGTTTCACGTAACCACTTTCGGGCAAATGACTGCGTGGGACGAGAATATGCTCCTTCGGGCAAATCACTATTAGTCCGAAAAGCGACTACCGCTTCTTTGCCATTATCTCCCATAACTAAAACAGAATATTCGTTATATCCTTTTTCTCTCAGTAGCTTAGCTGTTTCTAATGTTATAAGGTCTTCGGTCATGGTTTTATAAATATTACAATTAATAAAACAGCGGCCATGATGGAAGCAATCAAGGCAACCCATTTCCATATTTTTACAGTAGCCTTCAAACCATATTGCTGCTTGTTAAACTCACTCATTGCATAATTCAAAGCCTCGTCTTTCAATCCTTTAAACTTGTTATTCAAGAACTCGGTTATATCGTCTGCAATAGTATATTTCACCCTTTCCGATATGGATATTGGATAGCCCCTCTCGTCATAATTTATCTCATTCAGTAATTCATGATGGAAAAGATATGGCACACCATTCACCTCATAAGACACCCTTATTCCACCCTCTTTGATGTATTTCAAAAACCTTTCTTCAGCAATCTCATTTATCTTTTCCTGGTTAAATTCTGACTTCTTCTTTATCTCATTAAAATATTCCTCGTCAACAATCACACAATTGTTTTCAAGTTTCATTACATATGCTTTCATTCTTTTTTATTTAAAATGTTCTATAAGCTCTTCCACTGTTGCCTTATGACTACAATGGAACCATGCTGCCTGCACACTATCTCTAATGTTGCTCGTACATAATTGATGTCATCGTCATCGCATATAAACCAAGTATTTTCAGGAGGATATACAAACCATTGTGAATCGTCAGTATCATCCCTCAATGCAGCGATAGCCAAGAAAAGTTCTTCGTTGGTTCCACAATCAATTCTTCCAGCACAATTCCATGTGTAATGAGGATTTGTATCATCAAAAGCCCCTTTAATAATATGATAATTACAGTTAACTGGTGATGTAGCAATACAAAACCTTTCATCTTCAATTACATCAGTAGGATGGTTGTATCCTAATTCTTCCAGCTTCTTCCGAAGCTCCGGTGTATTTTTGCGTATAAAGCACGGTGTTGTAAATCCCATAGTTATTCCTCCTTTTTTAATTCTTCCAATACTTTCTTCGCTATTTCATAGTGAGATAAATCCCAATCAGAACAAATATCATCCGCTTCATTATCGTAGTGATTGGTATAAACGTATTCATTCAGGTTTTCACGAAAGGTATCCCCATCCAACCCGCTATCATCACAATCATCGTACATTCTCAATTCATGAGCCACTTCCTTACATTCTTGATGTGTAATGAAGTCGTACACAACTCCATCATATACATTTGTCTGACGGACATACTTTTGCCCTATCTGTATCTTGCAGCAGCAAAATTCACAATTGTATTCTTTCTTGGCTGTTGGGTAAGTTTGCTTTAGTGTTGTTGGCATGGCTATTTCTCCTTTTCTATCTTTACTCCATTACGATAAATACTCCCAGTGTTTTCGGACGTTTCACGAGAAAATCTAACAGTTGCCTTGCCACGATTGACAAAGCCGTCACATTCAAATAAATCGGCAAAACATATTGAGTATTTTGTTTCTGCACATTTTTCATACAAAGAACAAGCACGGCAGGAGATATTTGAAACGCTTGTTCCAATTGCTTCGTGAAGCTCGCCATTAATTATTATTCCGTTCTTTACTTCCATAGCTATTCCCCTAATTTTAGCAACACCTTAGTAGCGTCGACATCTATAAAGTTAGTCCAACCAGCTTTATACAATTCAATTGCCGCTTCCCTGATTGTTATCTCACCATTTTCAACCTTTTCTTCTAAATAATCAAGAATATTCTCTATCTGAAAATCATTTTCTCGCTCCATAATTAATCTCCTTTCTCTTTCATTCGTTGTAACACGTCTTTATTGGCTTCGAGGATTTGGTCGAAGGTGGGTGGTTTCAAGTCATCCACGTATGCCCACCGCAATATTCTATCGTAGTGGCACATTTCTTTCCATTCAAACCCGCAATGTTTATCAAGGCGCACACGGATTTCTCCGTTCGGGTCTTTATATTCTACCAAGCACAATTTTCCTTGTACGGGTTTTTCCGTGGTATCGTGCCACGGAGATTGATTTGCCTGCCATTCTGCACCAGCGATAAAAGATTCATAACTCTGCTTATGCATTCCATTGGCAAATCCGACTAACGTGCCTTCGCCGTCACATGTTTCAAATTTACTTTGATGCTCTAATGCTGCATTAATTAGTTCTTCTCTATTCATAATCATTATCTATCAAATTTCACAATTGGCATCCAATAGGTAATATCTTCACCTTTGAGACAAGACCATTGCCATCCTTTCTTATTATCTATGTAGATACGTTTTCCTTTCTGTACAATTCCATTTTTATAAAGTACTAATACATCTTTGGTATGTGCTAAAATGGTTCTCTCATTCACTTCAATTCCATCTTCAGGCATTTTATCGTTTACATTTATCCATGCCATTTGCTTGGCTTTCCATTCAGCACCGTTTTCAAACCCAAGAGTAATCATTTCCTTAATATCGGAAATACCACTCGGAACTCCTCTTCTTCCGAATGAATCAATTACCGATTTTGCAAATTCTTTTGCCGCTTCTTTCGATGTCTGTTTCATGCTTTAGTTCTCCATATTAGGCGTTATATCCTCAAAGTAAGCCCACCGGACTACATTGCTAAAATTCTCATACCAAATAGTGTTATCTTTTTTGTGATAATATCCACACCCGCAGTTTCCGTCAGAAAGGGTAAACACACAGAATTTATTATCATCAGGAATATTTGTATTATCATGCCAAATGCTATTGATGCGCCATTCAGCACCAGCTTCAAATGCATTTGCCGCCATTATCCTTATACCCAAATCTGAACCTGGATAATTATCATCAGCATATTCCTTTGCTGCTTCTTCTACTGTCTGTTTCATACTACTTTCTTTTTTGATTTAACCTTTATCGGATTATTTTTCATCCCTGTTCCAAACTTGCTAAGCGGTATCCTATGCAACCGTAGCCAGTACTTTAATGCGCCAATACTTTGTTTCATATCAATGACTTTTAATTTTCTTGAATTTACCACACTTCTTGCAGAAATAGTGACGAACGGTATAATAACTACTATCTCCCCAATCATCCACTACTTCAACCTTTCTTTCAAAAAGAAAATCCCATTCGTGGCAGCAAAACCACTTCTTTATTATGGCATCAATCAATCGTTTCATAATCAATGTGCTAATATTAAATTTCCACTTTCGTATAATTACTAAAATCACACCACAGATATTTACTACATGAATAACGAGGGTACTTGTCATTTAAATATCTACAACAAGAAGTCCATTTACTTTTTGCTATAATTTCATACACTGTTCCTTTATGGATAAAAAGGTCGCCGACTTTTAAATTGGAAAGTTTAACTGCTTTCATTTCTTTCTCTTATTCCGTTTCCTATTATCCTCAGATACACACATCTTGCACCATGATGTCTTGATGTAATATGCTTTTTGATGAATGTTCATAATTCTTCTTGCTTCATAAAACACATCCATATTGTTTTACTCTGCCTACCGGTAGTATGTCCAAAAAGTGGTTTGAACGGAATAACGGACAAAACTTCCGCGGCTTTTATTTCGCTTTCATTCCACTTGAATATGAGTGTACCGTTAGGTTTCAAGACGCGCATACACTCGGTAAATCCGTCATGTATAAGCGATTGCCAATCTTTGGGTAGTTTACCGTACTTCTTTGCCATCCATGAGGTTTCACCAAGTGTTTTCAGATGCGGTGGGTCAAATACTACCATGTAGAAGGAATTATCTTCAAATGGAAAATTGGTGAAGTCGGCCACAATATCAGGTTTCACTTCTATGGTTCTTACCTTATCCCTATCCTTTGCCGTGACTGTTTCGGAACGTTTATCCACGAACAAAACGTTTGGATTTTGCTTGTCGAACCAAAACATCCGACTACCACAACAGGCATCTAATATGAGTTTTTCAGTTTCCATTATGCTACCTCATTTAATTTATTCAATCTCAATTCTCTTAACTTCTCACAGAGTGCTTCGGTATTCTTCCTTGCCTGTGTCACCTCCACGGCATTGCCGATGAATTTCTTTTGGTCGGCTTGCGTACCAACCAACACATAATCTTCCGGGAAGCCCATGATACGTTTCAGTTCGGGAATACGGAGCATACGCATCTTAATATCCACTATGCCATACAATGCCATGAACTCCTTTATTTTTCGGGTCATAGGGCTATCTGTCTCGTAGATTTCTATAGCTACCTGTCCGGTTTCAGTTGCCACCAAGTAGGGCGGCATCTTATCCATACGGGCTATGAGCGTGAAGTAGGGATTATCAACGGAACTTTCTGCACTGTTGAACTGTGGATTCATCAAGTAGTGCCATTTGCGATTGGCTGTAATGGTCTGGGACGGTTCTTCTATGCTACTTCCGATATTGGAGAAAGCTGTATTCATTATCCATGGCTGGCAACTGACAAGGTTCAGCTTCGGGTTGGTAGTAAGCGTCCCGGCAGGACTTTCCAAAGATGCAGGACTACCATTACCGTATTGCATATCGAGGAAACGGCTCTCAATCAACGCCAGCCTATCCCTTGTCGTAACCGTAGGTGCAGGAAGTTCTACCGAATGATTATGTCCATTCCCGTAGTAAGCCGATACAAAAGCGTGGTGGTCTTTACAAGTGATTGCACCTGCCGGTTCTTCTACTGATACGTTCTTGCTTTCGGGGTGTCCGCTGAACTGCTTGGAGAGGAAACAGACTTGCGCCACTCCGAGCCTGCCTTGCGTGGCTACAACGGGGCAAGGCTCATCTACTCCGGGAGCGTTGTATTTCCCGGTGCGGCTCATGGAGTTGTACTTGATAAGGAAAGCGTCCTTACCGCCAGCCACGAACTTTATCAGTCCGGCATAGATGCGTTCAAGGGTCTTCTCTGACAAAGGCTTCTCCCGAAAGATGGTCGTGCCTTCGTCAGAGAAATCGAGCACTTCCTTTACAGGTTTCCACTTCTCCAACTTGGAGAACATATCATTCCTGCCGCCTTTGCAGTGGGTCGGTTCGGGGAACACGATAGGCAATCCTTTCTTGGCGAAGATGCCGAAGAACCGCTTTCGGGTGGTGTATGCCCCATAGTCGGCAGCGTTCAGTATGCGGTGCTCGAAGTTATAGCCGTATTTCTTCACATTGCGTACCCACTTCTGATAGAGCCTGCCTTTATCCATCGAGATAGGCTTGCCGTTCTCATCCATATCTCCCCACGACATAAACTCCTCCACGTTCTCGATTTGGATATAGTCGGGGTCTATCACGTCTATGTAGCGGAAAAGGTGCTCTGCCAATGTACGGCTGTCCGCATCCCTTGGTTGACCGCCTTTTGCTTTCGAGAAGTTGGTACACTCCAGCGAGGCATGAAGCATTATCATGGCATCGGGATATAACTGTCTGATACGTTCCACGATGGCATTAATGGGGGACAGTTCCAGCGTTCGGATGTCCTCTATGAAGTGAAGTGCATCGGGTATGTTGGCATCGTGTGAAAGAATGGCATTCTTATCGTGGTTTACACAACATACCACTTTAGCACATTTTCTGCCATTCAAACGAGCTTCTTCCACACCTTCAGACAGACCTCCTGCGCCACAAAAAAGGTCTATCACGAATATCTCTATATCGGATAAACCCTCTAAACTTTTAAGTATCTCTTTGAGTGATTTCATAATCGCGTATAAATTATTTTTTTAACATAACATCCACATATCCTTCCGTACCTGTCACAAGCGCACACTCTATGGCTTCTAATTTTACAAAAGCATGAGTTCTCGATAAAGTCTGTAGCGTATGAGCATTGTCGGCAACGGACGGGGGAGAGGGGTTCTTTTTTCTTTGCCATCTATCTTCGGCTTTTACCTTCAATTTTAACTACATTGAACATCTCTTTAACCCGGTCGGCAATATAATCCCCATACCGCCCGGAAAACTCCGTGTTCGGGTCAAGATTGGTAGTCATGTGGGTATAGAAATTATATCGCTGCTCATAACGGAGTTGTAAAACGGTCTGAATGGCATTTATGCCCGTACCGAAGTGTTTGGCATCCATTGGTTCCCGTCCCACCTCGTCAATGGCAAGATTGTGCATACATGACCTGTCTGTGTATTGGTTTAACCCGGTAATACCTTTCTCAGCAAACTGCAAGGCAATCTCAGCTGCACTGGTAAACTGAAAGGTCAATCCGGCATCCGCACCGCCAATACAATAGCGGGCAATTTTCGCCGCATAATTCTGTAACCCTTTCAGTAAAGTGGATTTGCCTACCCCGATAGAACCGTGTAATAACAGTCCCTTATCTAAATCAAGTATTCCAGGCATTCCCCATATCCATTGATAAAGAGCTTTCAACAGTTGGCGGTTGCTGTCATCAATTGTAAAGGTCGGTGAAATGGATTTCATAGAAATTACAAGTTGGTTGCGCCAGTACATATCAGCCTGTTCCTTGCTCCATTGTTTCTGATTAGCTTTGTTTACCGAAGACAATTGATTTGATACCGGCGGAGCTTTTGTCTGGTTCAGTATCAGGTTTCCGATTCTTTCCATAATTTTTTAGTTCAAATAATCCGGAATAGTTGTTTGCTATTGATTGCTCAACAATACATCTTGCTTTTTGTGGGTTGTTGTCACTTAACTCTAATAGATGATTATAGCACATTTTTAGCGACTTAGCAGATTTATAGTTTTCCCTTCGCTCGCGCTTATATTCAAGCCATTCCCTAAATGCATCTTTAAAATCCTCATCAACAAAAGACAAATCAACTTCCTTGTTTTTGGGAATCGCTTTCTTATCTCCGTTAGGAGATTCTTTCTCTATATCATTTTCATTATCATTTTCATTAGGCTTGTTTTGGGTTGTTTGGGTTGAATTTAACCCACTGGGTTGTTTGGGTTGTTTCGATTTTGCGTTGCTATTCCCAATCGGAGCACCACCTTTACGCCCGTTGTTCCGGTTTCTCTCGACAATGCCATGATATTTAGTTTCATCTATCTCAAATTGGTTGATAAAGAAACCAAATGCCATTTCAATGTCCTCCTCTACCGTAACCTCCTCGCCAAGTTGATACTTGAAAATTGCACGGAATAATCGTCCAAGCTGTTTATCTGATAATCTTGATATAGGTTTGTAGAAAGACTTATATAGTATAAAGCTATCTTTTGCCATTGTCATACATTTTTCAAATAACCATTTGCCAATCTTTTCCTTTATATTTGCTTACTTTCTTCCTTCCCTTGTCATCCATAATTACCTCAACAAACACCCAATGCTTAAGCGCCTTACGCTTGTTGTGTCTATCTATTGCTTGTTTGACAAGCTTCCTTCGCAAAATATAATCGGGAAGTCTTGCCGTTATTGGCGACTTAAATTCTAACATTACATATTTGTCTATCACATTGTCGTAATAGGCAAAATCACAAGTGTAAACCGCATTATGCTCATCCACACGTTTTATCGCTTTGTCTTTCGTTTTTAGATGCTTTATGTCATCCACAACACGTTTGGGTATAATTTCTATGCTTACTTGTTTTCTAAGCCCATATATCTCGCCTTTCTTCTGCCTGTCCAAAAGAGAAATGTAATATTGATATTCGTGAGAACTGTCGAATGTTCCGTATTTGTTTATTGTTTTCCTTGCAAAGTATTTTGATTTCATTTCTTCAAATCTATGGTAGTTTTGATTTTATTTCATTGATAAGTTCTTCATTGGATATACAATAGCCTACATTGGCAATGTCGCATAAATGCCTTTTTAAATCGGCTGGATTGTTAAATTCAATAGGTTGCTCTCCAAAAGGAGTAATAGGGATTCCTTTTTTATATACCACATGCCCTCGTTTTTCTATTTCTTCAATCAAATCTTCATCAGAGGCAACGGTCATAAAATCATCGAAATAATCGTCTAAATATATGTCCGTCTCGGTTGTGATTGTAATATACTCTCTTTTTTTCTTCATATATATTTGATTTTAAGTTCCACATCCACCGGTTTATCTTTCATCATGGAGAAAGCATCGAGTATCCTTTCTTTAGTTATCTCCAAAGATTTTGTCAATATATGGCTCTCTATTACCGTAAGCGGTATTTTCTTGCCGCTATATGTAATGAGAGCCATAGAAGTGATTATGTAGGGTTTCATATCGGGAGAACATTCGGATGCTTTTTGTAGTATAGGTTAATGAGTGCAGACTTTAATTGCTGGTAGTTCTTTACTATGCCTATTTCAATCCATTGCGCAATATTCATTTCGAGTTCGTATAACTCCCTCAATTTGCTTTCGTCTGCAATTTTGTTTCTCATTTCACTTTCATGTTTCCCATAAACTATGATATTAAGAGAACGGGCGAGGTCTTTTACTTTCTCTCTGAATATATCTTCGGGCAGGATAGATTTTACTGCTTTACACATGGTTGGATAAGCATCTCCCGAAAGATTGCGGAATTTAATCATTTCGTCTTGAACGAATTTCACTACATCATACTTAAAATATGGATTAATCCACATACTTATATGTCTATGAATAGCATTGGATGAACCCAAGTCCCTCCATGCTTTCCTCTTGTAGCATCAATTACACCCTTGCTATTATGAATATCCTCTTTTTCTAATATGACTTTTATGTAATCAGATGTTGAACTATTGTTCATGTAGTCGTCCAAATCCTTCTTTTTTAAAACCCCATTTTTCTGGGTATTTACAACTTGTTGATTTTCAACATGTGCATTCCACTGTTTAAGCAATTCGGTTGCGTTGAAAAAACCGTCACAAGTTCGTTGTGTTACCTTAAACTTGCCCATTGGGCGAACCATAATTTGATTTGTCTTCATATTATAAATCTTATTTTTACTCAATAGAAAAGTGAGGCAGACTACTAATAAATAGCCCGCTTCATACAGTTTACATAATGTTGCGTTCGTTATTCCTTTATTTTGGTTAGCTCGTGGTATAGGATATATATCGTATCCACTCCCTTTTTGAACGCCTTCGTGTTATCTTCATCAAAGGATAAGGCATAATCAAACAATAAATCCACAAGTTCGGAAACCAGTTGGTCGGGAGTAATCACTTCATTAAAGAAGCTGTTCAGCTCTGAAAGGTCGTATTGCTTGGGTGTTCTCATAATAAACCTCCTTTCTTCGCTGAAAGAAAACATACGATAGATGGTATGATAAATAGGATTGGGCTAATGAAGGTGAGAACCAACATTAATAACATGGACGCTGCTTTTACGTTAGCAACCAACGTAGATGTAGAAGTTACTATGCTTCGCTTCTGCTCTAATTTCATGGAGTTTGGCATACGATGAAATTTGAGTTATGTATAAAAAGAAAGCCGTTAGCTTCCCAAAGTCGCCAAACTCCGACTAAATTCGCATAACGAAAGCAGTCCGTAGGGAAAACTAACGGCTATATCTTAGCGATAAAAGCTATCAAGTAGATATAAAATATCTGCTATCATTATGCTATTAAATCAAAGTTTGGCGAACTTTTCACCGCAAAGATACTAACTCAAGCCAAAATGCCAAAGGAAAACGCAAGAAAAAAGCGGTGAAACCTAAATTCCACCGCCTTAGTTTCCTCAAAAGAGGAGATGTAAACAAATGATATATGTGTTATTCTAACATAGGGTCTATCTCCGGATGTATTTTCAGATATTCATTTCTTAATTCTATTCCCATAAGCATAGTTATTGTATCAATTGATACGTTAGAGCCTTCAAATATCGGGTGTGTGTAAATGAAATCCTTTATGGGTTTAAAGTCTTTGTTGCCGGAGATGTCATAGCACACTTTAGCGGACAAGGTGTCTACGTCAAGTGCGGTTTTTACTCTTATTTTAGCCATTTCGGAGGAAAGCATACGCAACATTCCTTCTTTTCGTTCTGAAAAGAAAATGGAAGCCCCACTTTCCTCAAAAAGTTTCCTACCTTTATCGTTTAATTGTCTTGGGCTGTTCATTTTTGTAAAGTCATTATAGTTTGCACCTCCGTTTTTTATAAGGAATCTTTCGACAATTTCTATTCTTTGGGCTATTTCTTTTAATGTATTTTCCACATTGCTATGTCGCCTTTCCACTTCCCGGAGTCTGTTTTTTGATTCTTGGTGTCTTTGTTCGTTCTTGTATTCCCATTTAGTAAATTTACGTGCTACAATAAAACAAGTGACCCCAACAATAAGCACAACAGTAAATGACGGCCAATTGTTTAAAAGGTATTCCAATATAACTTCCATTCTGTGTATTTGTTTAGTGCCGCAAAGATAGCACATTGTTATAGATATGGGGTGATTTGCTCCAATGCTTTATAACATATTTGTCGTTTATTAACCGCTTTTATAGTACTTCTTTGCCTGCCTTGCAATCTTCTTGTTCAACTTACTTAGACGCTCTGCCTGTTTGCTATCACCTCCAATATTATGAATGTCTGACTTTCGGTCTCCGATAAGCTTCTGAATGATTGCACCTTCGGATTTGGTTATTGTAAGTTTCATGATAAGTTATATTTAGTGGGGAGCTCCGAATCGAACAGAGCGCATTGTTTTGCTGGATGGTAGATGATAATAAACTAATGAATAACTAATACTAATTTAAAAACAAAATAATTGGCAATCAAAAAGAATAACCGCCCAATACGTTCAACGCTACCATATTCCCCGTTTACCCGCCATATCTTCACAGACCGGGCAGGCAGGTTAACAAATTGCTCCCGGATAGGCGGTCAAGCCACACCGGGATAGTTAACTGTTAGCTGATTTCACTTAACCCGAACCTTTCACGGGACTTCTGCGTGAGCAGAGGGCGTTTAGTTAATAATTATGGTTATTTATTAGGGATATACCAATCCGGGATATAATCATTCATTTTTAGCCTCACTTTCTATACTTCCGTTTGGAATGACTTTAGGTTTATTTCCGGTTTTATCGATGATGACCGATTTGCCGCCAATTGTGACCTCTGTACACTGACCCTCTGGGAATCTATTGATAAATCGGGATACTTCCGTATTACTATCACCTTCAGTTTCCTTTGGCTCATACGGATATACATCCATGATTGCGGTTTCTGCTACCGATGCAATTTGATAATCGGCCATTGTACCTTTCATACCCTCATCCAGTTTCTTTACTGCGTCGCGCAGGTCGGCGGCTTGTACCAGTACCTGAGTAGATGTTTTCTTCTCCGCACCGCTTTTTTCATCCAATGTGATGAAAACCAGTTTGCATTTGAACCAACGGTCGGCAGCATCTTCTTCGCAAGGGAAGAGTTCACTGTAATTCGCCCGTTTAATATCCGATACGGTAAACTCACCGGAAATAAACGGCGTCATTTCTTCAATGATGCACGCTTCCGCTTCCGTAAAGCTGAGTGCGTCTATCAGATAAGGTTCGGTAACTTTCTTGTTCATTCCGTTTTCCATTGTTTTCTCGTAACGGATTTTACACTCAAACCATGTATGCATAATTTTCTATTTTAAATAAAAGTTTTGTTTCTGTCTATTTCAATCTCCATTAATTGCAATAACCTCTCTTCATCAGGGCTTGGCAGATAGACACCGCATTCGGCACTCGCCCAATTGCGAAAACGCTCAATGCTCGTCGTCATTTCCGCCGTATCTAAATCAGTGGAACTACGTAATACTTCTACTTCTCCCAAAAACTTATCATTAATCCTACGGGTAAATATTGCAGGATTTACCAGCTTCTTGTAATAGTTCTGTTTTACGTATTCCAGTGTGTTCCCGGTCTCACAAGCGAAGAAGCCTAAAAGAGTGTGCAGGTATTTGTTCTGCTGCGTTGTCCTTTTAGGCTTCTTTTCCGTCAGTTCCACAATACAGCCCTTTGAGAATAGATGGTTGCATCGTATTTTGAACTGTTCTTTGTGGAGTGGGTTGGATAGGTCGTATTGCATAATATTTTAGAATAGCAAATCATCTTGCGGGGATAATCCCGGAGCTTCCGCAACTTGTTCCGGCGTTGGACTGCTCTGAACAGGCCTATATTCCTTGAAATCTCCAAAAATATATTGTGTCCCCTCTTTGCGCTCTTCCTGTTTGGGGGCGCACGTAATAAAATGGGTATGCCCAAACTGTGAAGGCTCCTTGCGTTCGATAACCGCCACATTTAAATAAATTCTCTCTTTCCCGTCTTTGCAGACTACTTTCTTCATTTGCTCACGGGGAATGTCACTAAGACAAATGCTTCCTGTTAAAATCATAATGCTATTCTATTGTTTCTTTAAGTAAATACTTGGTTAAATCTCTGTGCTCTACCCATTCAAGAAATAAGTAAAGCAGGTTATAATTATCTTGCTCCATGCCATCGTAGCGATAACATGTTATTGCAGGCTCATAACGTTTCAACGGAATACCTCTGACATCATATCCATGCTTCTCTTTATCATATCCTTCAAATACAAACAAATCAAAATGGAATACATCTGCATTGAATAATTGGAGATAGAACCGCCATTGACAAGAATTGATGTAATCGGCATCAGTGGGATGAGAATATTTGGTTTTAATATCTCTTATTTCTATACCATCTATCACATCGGCACATCCTGTTATAATAGCATCTCCAAAATCCTTATATAACCGTATCTCATGGAAGGCATTCGGATATTCGCCTCGGTAAGCAAGTGCGGTTTTGCATTGCGGAATATCCATAATAACTTTATCGCCTTCTATATCAAATGACCTTCCGCAAGGTACAGGTTCTTTTTGTTCTTTACTGTAATATAGAAAGGTGCGTTCCCCAGCGTCAACCTTTTCGCATTTCGGCGCACCCTCTTCTATAATTTTATGGAAAGCCTTCCCGATTTTCGTATAGAAATTTCCAGTGAAAACACCAGTTATACTGTCAATAACAGACTGCTCTGTTATCTCATAACTGGCGTAATCGCTTTGCTCTATGTATTTTCGAAATGCTTCCAGTTGTGTTACCCTTATAAGTGGTTTCATGCTTTAATGAACATTTTTTTATCCTTGTCGAATGCGTATCCTTTTGTAGCAAGATTTTTTTGCATTTCAGAGAAGAACGGTAATTGCATGATTTTAGGTAGCGTCTTGGTCGCTTCCATTAATGCGATAATATCTTCGTCAGTCATTGCAGCCGCAAGTTGCTCTCGTATTGCCGCAAGTTGCTCATTGGCTTTTACTTGTGCTTCTCCTTTTCCTTGAATAGATATTTTGACTTTTGAAACAATGTCAGACATGCAAGTATCAAATTGGGCTGTTCCATAATCCGGAATCGTAACAGTTTCAAGCCCGGCAACATTTTTCCCTACAAAATTATCTAACGGAGCAAAAGATATACAGCGTTTTCCATTTTGGATAAATACATATCCCACTTGGTCTGCAATCCTAACAAGAAGGTCTTTAGATTGTCCGGTGCAATCCGGAGAGTGCTTTATCACATCACCGTCTGCTGTTTCTTTATCATGGCAGATAAATATAATATCAGAACCATTTGAACGAAGGAAGTTGACGAACTCTTTAAAATCTTCGCCCATCTGTCCGAAACGTTTTAAAGAATTTGTTTTTAACTTATAGTTGTTTTCAATGGCGTATTGGCTCAAATAATCGTCAAGCATAGACTTTGCTGTATCAACCACAATTGTTTTATAGTCTTTCATTGATTCACGCTCGCTGTCTATGTCTTTCCAGTTTTTAGCCATTATAGTATCGCAACGCTGCACTGCTCGGTCGGCGCCTCTGTCACAATCAATCAGTAAGGGGGTATCGGCTGTTGTTGCAACACTTGTCTTTCCACTTCCTGGCACTCCATAAAGCACAATGATAACAGGACGTTCAGGTAGAACGTCGTTTTTTTTTACGATTGGCATAATATAATAAATTTTAAATTTAACAATATCTTGATAATCCCTGACTGACACAAAGCATCATCCTTTCATCTTCGAGTTCATTAGGCGTGTAGTCATATTGACTGCATTCGAGTTCCGTGCGCAATTCCTCGATGTCTTCTTCTATAAGCTGAATGATTTCTTCTTTTGAAGAATACCCATACTTGGGAAGATAGTCCAAATCGCAGGCTTTTACCTCGTTCAGCTCTTTGTACAGTTCTTCCAGTTCATCTTTCATTGTCTTATGTTTTTAAACCGCCCGCACAAGGTTAAAGGGAAACGGTGCGCACTTCGCTTCTCTCACGGCTTTTAGTACGGTAATAGCGCTACCTTTTCTGCGGCTGGAATAAATTGTTATTTCATTTCCACTGCTTCTCCATTTATTAAAGTATAGAATGTGCCTTCTTTGATTGACTTACCATCTACTTTGAACGCTTTGACTGAAATGATAGGATAAGTGTTCCCGTTCCATTCTCCACGTTCAGTAAGCACAATCCAGCATCCTAACGCCCCTTTTGCCTTACAATCCTTTCCGGCAGCAAGAGCTATGCTTTCTTTGCCGGTAGCTGATGCAGCGCCTTGGTCGCCGGTAGCTGATGCAGCGCCTCGGTCGCCGGTAGCTGATGCAGCGCCTCGGTCGCCGGTAGCTGATGCAGCGCCTCGGTCGCCGGTAGCTGATGCAGCGCCTCGGTCGCCGGTAGCTGATGCAGCGCCTCGGTCGCCGGTAGCTGATGCAGCGCCTTGGTCGCCGGTAGCTGATGCAGCGCCTTGGTCGCCGGTAGCTGATGCAGCGCCTTGGT